TCAATTTTATTATTCCGCGCTGAATTACAGCGATTCTGCTCATGAGGAGCAGAATTCCGCATTACAGCGATTCTGCTCATGAGGAGCAGAATTCACAGATGTCATCCTCCGCCGTCTCCACCACCCCTGCTTTCTCCGGTTCCACCGTAAATTGTTGTGGTTGATGTTTCGCCTTCCTTCGCAAGTAATAGACACCCGTTTTCAGTCCCTTATTCCATGCATAAAAGAGCATCGATGTCAGAATATTATAGTTCGGTTCTTCCACCCATAAGTTCATACTCTGACTCTGGCAGATAAAAGCGCCGCGTTCTGCCGCCATATCGATAATATGCCGCATCGGCATTTCCCATACCGTCTTATATTTCAGTTTCAGTGCTTCCGGTAGTCTATCGATATATTGGACGCTCCCCTGATTCGCAATGATGTTCGTTTTCACACGTTCATTCCATAACCCTATTTCGATAAGGTCGCGGATGAGATACCGGTTTACCATAATAAACTCTCCTGCGAGTGTTCGTCGAGTATAAATATTACTGGTAATCGGTTCAAAGCATTCATTATTTCCGAGTATTTGGGATGTACTTGCGGTAGGCATCGGCGCCAACAACAGCGAATTTCGAAGACCGTGTTTCTGGATTTTGGATTTCATTTCACCCCAATCATAACGTTTATTGCGGTATATCGGCAAAGGGTATGTTTCCGCCGTTGGATCAACCCCCCACATATCGAATTGAAGAATACCTTCCGATGCAGGAGACCCTGCAAATGTTTCGTATGCGCCGTTACGTGCAGCAAGTATCATCGATGCTTGAAGTGCTGCGAAATAAATCGTTTCAAAAATCTCTCGGTTAAGGATTTTGGCTTCTTCGCTGTGAAACGGAATATTCATCATCATAAATACATCCGCTAATCCTTGCACTCCAATTCCGATGGGACGATGACGGAGGTTGCTCGTCTCTGTTTTCGTCGTAGGATAATAATTGATATCGATGATTTGGTTCAAGTTATCAACGACAAGTGCAGTCACGCGTTCAAGATCTGTAAAATCAAAACGGGCAGTTTTGCTAGAAGAGCCGGAGGCGATTACAAACCGATTCAGCGCGATACTTGCTAAATTACAAACCGCGGTTTCATTCGCATCAGAATACTCCATAATTTCCGTGCAGAGATTACTACTCTTAATGACACCTACGTTCTTCTGGTTGCTCTTTTTGTTCGCAGCGTCCTTAAATAAAATATACGGTGTTCCTGTTTCCATCTGGCTATCCAGTATTTTCAACCATAGGTCACGTGCTTTCACTTGTTTACGCGCGCGGCCTTCACGCTCGTATCTCTCGTATAACTCTTTGAACTCGTCGCCATATACATCCGCGAGACCAGGGCATTCATCCGGGCAGAAATACGACCACATCTCCGACGATGCACCGCTGCTACCACCACCTCGCACACGTTCCATAAACAAATCTGGCACCCATAACGCATAAAACAGGTCACGACCTTTCATCTCTTCGTCGCCATGATTCTTCTTCATCTCTAAGAAATCCTCAATATCGGGGTGCCATGGTTCAAGGTAAATTGCGAAACTTCCGTTGCGTCTACCCCCCTGGTCGATATACCGTGCTGTGTTATTAAAGACACGCAACATCGGAACAATACCATTTGACGAACCATTCGTCCCGCGAATATGCGAACCCGAAGCGCGAATATTATGGATATGAAGCCCGATTCCGCCAGCATGTTTCGATATTTTAGCACAATCTTTCAGCGTATCAAAAATCCCGTCGATGCTGTCATTCTCCATCGCGATCAGGTAACATGAACTCAATTGGGGTCGAGGTGTGCCCGCATTGAACAAGGTTGGTGTTGCATGTGTCATATATTTTTGCGACATTGCGTCATAGGTGTTCTGAATAAAAACGAGGGTTTCGTAGTTCGTTCTCGTATCTTTGCGTTGGCAGTGAATGCCAAGTGCAACACGCATCCACATATGTTGTGGGCGTTCTACAATGACGCCATTCACGCGCATCAAGTATGATCTCTCGAGAGTCTTAAATCCGAAATAATCGATGAGATAATCTCTCGAATACGCGATCATTTGTTCAAGTGCTTCATGAACAAAATATGGAGCAGGGTCAGGCGCGCTTCCATTTCTAGGCGTATCAATGGTTTCATTCAGAAAATCCCACACAATTTTACTAATAATCGGTGTATGTTTATCATGCGAATCACGGTATTCGTATAATTGACGCATCGCCTGATAAAACCCGCCAGGAATATTCTTGTGTGCATTTGAAACAATAATATAAGATGCCAACGTTCCGTAATCGGGGTGTTGTACTGCCATCATCGCGCATTGTTGTGCCGTAAGTTCGTCGATTTTCATGGTGGGAATATCATCGTATAACTGATCGATAATTTTAATAACGAGAGTCGTATAATTTACCCCTGTGATTCCTGCTTCCTGACCAAGTGTTTTTAGGCGCGCCAATATTTTATCGAACGCAACGATCTCTCGTTCGCCGTTTCGCTTAAGAACGTGCATATCTTCATTGGATGTAGTAGACATACTATAATATATACAATATATAGACAGAGGGTTTATATCTATTATCATTTCTGAGAAAATTACTATGAAATATTGTAAAGAATACCTAGGGTTATTTTTGCTTGTTGTTGCAGTTATCATCGCAGAACCGTTGATGTCGGCAATTCATGATTTTAGTGCAATCACAAATGAAAAAGCAAAGGAACAAGCAAGAAAAGAAGGATTTTTGAGTGCAGGTATAGCATCCGGAGAATATCCGCGTGAAGTGGATGAACCGTTGCTGTATCCTGGATATCCTAAGAAAAGTTCCGGATATGGTGTCGTTCTCCGAGAGAATGATTCAATGAATAATTCAAAACTGTATCCTGTTGCCGCAAATGTCAGTAGTTATGAACAATCCACTAATAATGTCCGTGATTGGGTGACACCAGATAATGGTTCATGCAAACCGCCTGGTATGTGCGGTGCGTTATATGCACCAAAAACGCCGGATGAGTATAAAGTACCGGAACCGCTTCCGCTAGACTATCCAGGGCGACGGGTTGGATTTTACGCCTTAAACAAATGATAAAATTCATCATGCATGGTCGTCATTCCTGTCGTCATTCCTGTCGTCATTCCCGTCGTCATTCCCGTTCGTTTCTTTTATTTTGCTTTCATCTATTTCAAGGTCGTCGATTTTGAAACAGTTGATAAGCACATCAGATGGACGTTTTGTATAATTTACCCGACTATACTTTTTATGTGAATTGTTGTGATTGTTTGCTGTCAATGACATCAATCTTGCCATACTGGTTGCAGTTGTTTCATGGTTTTCTGGTATAATTGCATTATCTAGTTTTACAATTTTGTTTACAGGTGTTGACGTTTCATTTTCATCGATTTCAGGGGTCGTATTCGTATTCGTAACCGACGCGGTTTTTCGTTTCGTTGGCGCGCGATGTTCGTAACCGGTCTCGCGTTCTTTCTCGATGGTTTCCCATAACCGTTGTAATACAGGCGCGGCCTCTTCAAACCATAGTCGGTTCCTGCGAACAAGAACACAACTGTATTGATCCAAATACCAATAAATCGTTCGCACCCATATACTTCCAAGACGTTCATGTTTCATAAACATTTCGGCTTCCCATTTATCATATTCGTAAGGTGTAGCGCCAATCGGCGCGTATTCGTAGAGTTGCGTTGGCAGAACGACGTGTCCTTGTTGTGTAAGTGCTGGTCCGCTTTGAAACCAGAGAATCACACCCTTTTCATTTCCGTTTGCAGTATATCCTTGGGTAGTCGTTGCATCCGCATCATATTCTTCCTTCGAATCATACTCTTTGAACCTGGTTTCAACGAAATCACACTCATCCAGGTCACAAACCTCCATTTGAATCTGTGTCTGAATCCAGTACTCTTCTTTCGGTCGTCCAGTAATCTCTCGATTCACAATATTTTTAATCTCCACCATTCGCCCATAAATTGGTGACGTGGGCTCAATGTTGATTCCATCAGGTGAAGCACCAATAAATGGGTATGTATCGTGTTGAATACAACCGAACTCGCCTAGCTTCGTATGTTTTCGGTGTTCATATACCATTACTGTAAGGGGTTCGTAGCGTTGCCCCCAATGAAGAGGTGAATTCACGGTTCCTTGAAGTGGTGCCGGCGGTGAAGAAGACGCATGCTGACCCTGACCCTGTGACGATGGCTGATTCTTACACTTTTCATAGACAAGTTGGTTGATTGAAGCCTGTGAACCAAACGCTTTTGATGCAGCACTTGCCGTTATCAAATTATTTCGACGGGCATACCATTCTGGCGTTCTTTGTTCAGGTTGTGGTTTTTCTTGCAAAATTCGTATTTTTTCGTTGATGTTTTTGATATCGATTTCGTCGAGTGATATCGTATTTGCGTATGCTTCTGTTGAAACACGAGGTGGCGCGATTTCTTCGTAAAATCTCTCAGTGATTTCATCATGTAACTCTTGGATATACGTTTCCATGACTTCATTCAATGCATCTGCTTCCGCATTGGTTGACGATGAAAATTCGGACTTCACTGGGACTATTTCCGAGAAGTATTGACATAGATAGCTGTCAATCCATGTTCCAACGACCTCTTCATCATTGAAGTCCTCACGTTTGAATTCCAATATATTTTCTCGTGCAATGTCGGCAAGTTCATCAAGCGCGTCGTTGATAATTGTCTCTCGATCTTCATCGGACGGAAGTACGGAGTATGGTGCGATGACGTCGCATTCATAGTCGGAGTCGTTGTCTGTGATAGTTGCGTCACTGTCATCGTCGTTATTGTGTCTATTATGTTTGCTATCATCGATTTTAGCATTTTTTCCAGAAATCATGTTCCATATACATAAAGAATAGATTTGCGTTTATATTCATACAATAATATAATTTATACCATTCAATTTTATGTAAAACAATATAATATCATTGTATAGTAGTATTTGATTGATATTACCACGCCAAGTCGAAGTATGGTTGGAGCTGGATTATTGCCTGCTGCTGTCCATAAAGGCGTAATTTATTTATTGTTTGGTCGAGAGAATGAACTGAATGATACTCCTGGATGGGCAGATTTTGGTGGCGGTTCAAAACCGAACGAGACGCCGTTGGATATTGCATCGAGAGAAGGGAGTGAAGAACTGAATGGATTATTGGGGTCAAAGAATGAACTCAAGAAGGTAGCCGTTCGACACAAAATTGCCGAATTGAAATATGATAATTATACTACGATTGTATTTAAAACGGAGTATGACGAGAGATTAGAGGATTATTATTTGAATAACTATCGGTTTTTTGAGAAATACTTGCCAAGTGCCAAAAAAAACCCGGACAATGGTCTGCTTGAAAAGGCGGAAATCCGGTGGTTTACATTCGCACAATTACGGAAAATGCGTAATAAGTTCCGGACCTTTTACCGTAATATGGTGGATATTATATTAGAACATGAAGGCGAGATAAAGCGTAAGATGCTTCGCCCGATTTGTGGACCAAAATGTAGTTTTAGAGTCACCCGAAAAAGAGATACGAGGTCAACAACCGTGAAGCACAAGCGTCATAAAACCACTCACTCTAAAAAACTCCGACTCACAAAGAAACGAAAATAAAAAAGTTTTATGATATCTGTAAATAACATAAAGCCAAAAAAATTGAAATACTTATATTACTATGAATCCAATGACAGAGTTACCAAATATGCCAAAGAATACAGTTTCCGAACATTCTCAAACAACGTGTTCTATAATGGACATCTCGATTGCATCCGATGCACCAGTTCATGTTCAAGAGTCAAATGTAAGTACCTTCGCCCCCGCCCCTGTTCCCGCCTCCGCCCCCGCTCCCGCCCCTGCCAAACAACGAAAAAACGTCGACTTCAATGCATGCGAATTGGTCGATGCAATGATGATTGCGTATTACGCAAATATACTAACCTGTGTGATAACCACTGTCGAGAATATCCATGAAATATGTCAAGGATGGATGGAAACGCAACACGTTCCTTCGTGTATACGGTTGAATGATTTTACGGATTTGCCAAAATACATTAGCGATTTGATGTTGAAAAAGGCGTGTGTTTCACAACGCATCATTGCGTTCAAAGACCTCGTCGCGTCAACAACCAGTAGCGTCTCCTCCACTGCGCCTGCGTCGGGATTCAAATTTACAGATATCGTGTGTATTTACGTTTCGGGCAAGAAGAACGCCCATAAAAAAATCCACGCATTGAACGCCGGATTAGATATCAAACAACAAAAGGGTGATATTTACATTGAATATGCAACTGGTGAAATCATCGGATGGTCTTGCAAACAAAGTTCATACGCCACAAAATCAAACTATAGTGTTCATAAAATTCTAGGAGTAAAGGAATTGAACCAGACCAAAAGCACATTTCTGGCCGAAAATGGTTTCCCCAAATTTTCCAAAGATCAACGCGACTCGGTAAATCAACTGTTTTACCCGAAAAACAAGAACAACAAATATTGGGATGCAGTGCGTCACGCCATTACCAATAACAAGAGCGTAGTCATTGATGCGTTGGTGAAAGGTCTCACTGGATACACAATTCCGTACTCTCTCTACGAATTTGACGGTTCATCATTTCATAGTCTAAACACGTCTACGTCTACGTCTACGTCTACGGGGACCGTCACATTCGAAGAACACGCAAACTATTACAAAATGAAAAATGGCGAAGAGCGTTCAGCAGCAAAGTTATTCTATCAGTTGTGCATTTCTCAAAAAAAATATCGTGTGGAAATTCGTTGGAAAGGTAATGTTCATGACGCTTCGCCACAGTTCCAAATTCACGCCGACGCCGACGCCGACGCCGAAGAAACTGTGGCGGTAGCAGCACCCCCTCATCATGTCGATTCACAAAACGACGCGCCTGCCGATATTTGTGAACAAGGGATGTTGCGAGATGTATAACCCCACTTTTTTATTCTGTATTTCGAACCGGAATTTGAAATCCATAATGCAACAAGGTTGAACTAATTACAGTATATACATTATCAACATTTACACTATTTCCTAACTGTTTGTAACTCTTCTTGTCATCATCCGATAACTTGAATGATTCCGGGAATGACTGTAATCTCGCACATTCACGCGGAGTAATATAGCGTTTTTCTTTTCCGTAAATTGGAATTTGTGAAATTGCCACAAGTGTCGGAAAATATTGACTCTTTTTCACCCGAATACCTGATTGTCGAATTTGGATGAAATGATTGAAAATACTGTCATTTTTCTGTATGGGTCCTGTCTGCCATTCTAACTTTCCATAGATTTCGCGCTTTTTCAAGAGTTCCTTGTGTGCATCATACCATGTCGTGAAAAGTTCACGATATTTATTAATAATGGGTCGGTTTTTGGTGATGTAGTCGCGTTTCCATTCCGGAAATGATTCAAATTCTGATGTCGAATATGCAACAAATGCATCGTGTATCATGATTGTCGGCGACATTTTCTCACCAACTTCCATTTGCTTAATAATTTTGTCCCACGCTTCTAAAACATTAAGTATATCCCCCTTTATGATATATTTGGAAGGAATATTGGCGTAATGATCTAAGAATTTTTGAAATGTTGTGCTCTCTCCACCCGTGCATTTTGTAGTAGGAGGTAATGTGATTTCCGACGCCATTGCAATATCATTTCGAACGCATACAAAATAAACACGTTCTCGTTGTTGCGGAATACCATAGTTGTGCGGTGAAATTTGAAATATTTGTAGTTTGTATCCACTGTCTGCAATTTTGTGTTTGATATATTCGATCACTTCACCATTACTCACCTTCAATATATGCTTGACATTTTCGAGAAACATGAAACGCGGTTTTTTCACCTTTGCAATTCGAATAATCTCATCAAACAACAGACCACGTTCATCGTCAAAACACTTCTTTTTTCCGCCATTACTGAATGCTTGACAAGGAAACCCGCCGCATAATATATCGAAGTCCGGTATTGTTGAAGGGTCAATCGTTTTTACGTTATCAACCGGTTCAATTCCATAATTATCTTGATATACCTTTCTGCAATCCTTGTCGATATCGCATGCGAGGATGCACTTTGCGCCCATTTGATGAAGCGCCTGATGAAAACCGCCAATACCGCAGAATAAGTCGATGAATTTGAGATTTGTACTTGACGGATGCACCGCAACAGTAGGAGCAGGAGGAATCGTCTTCTTTGAAACTATTTTTAAAATCCTTTTTGTATTCATTATCACCAAATAACCGTGTTATATTGATATAGACATCTTGTTCTATATCAATTTTATTTTGATAATTAGATTATTCACTTGATTTGGTTTCATCAATTACAGGTTTTCTCTTCTTCGACATACTTGTCATAGGTGCGAGAGATTTCAATGTAGATTGTCGCTTTTCACATCGTTTAAGTGTGAATTTTTTAAATCCAGCGTTGTAAATAAGACACGGAATACTGGTAATCGCACCAGTAACCTTGTCGTATATGACATCTTTGGCGCGCATTAGTTTTTTTTGATCGAGTGCAGAAATAAGAAAACGATAAAGAGTATTAATTTCTTGTTCTGTGCAATTTTCTTTACTTCCATGACGCATCGCAAAGTCTTTCAGTTTCCCTATCTTTGCAGATTTGTCGAGTTTGTTCCATGGTTCGCTTTTATTTGTATTTTTTTCATTTTCTAGAATGTCGTCAATGTTTGGGTTTGTAATAATGTCTGGTTTAATCATACCGTAGTTACCAGTAAGAAGCATGTTCTTATAATTGATGTTTTTGAGTGCAGCGTCATCTTGGTCTGATGTAGGCGCGGGTGCGATTTCTTGAATCAACGGGTCAGAAGAAATGGTTTTGCGCAACATATTATATATTATATAGTAAGATGACTTAAAGTCGTTTTTTGTATATAATGGATTTGGACAGCATAATAATATATAAAGTTTTATATCGATGTATATAATATACAAATGAAACCGTTTGTTTTTTTATCATGTGTTCTTCTAGTTACATGCAGTGGATTAACTATAGCGAATGGACTTCCAAATCTAGCGCCGTCAAACAATGATTGTGGGAATGGTATTTATTGTGCCGCGCGTCAAACTTGTATGAGTAATGCAACTGGTGCGGGATTGATTTATGCATGCTCACCGTTAGAACGTGCTGTCCGATGCATGGACGCTCGTTTTTCATGTCCTTCATCGTTTACATGTAGTAAAACTGGGCGATGTGTATCAAATACAACTATGGATGCAGATACAGTGGATAATATCGAAGCTGTTTTGAATGTTGATGCATTCAAAGTAGATAAAATTCGCGATTTTGGAAAAGGGATGAAATTAACTTCATTGAGTATTTGTGGTGCAGTGACACAGAATTTTCGTCTTCCTAATTTTTGTACGTGTAAAGATGATAGCGGTGGAAGTGAAATTATATGCACGGTTGGTCTTCAAACCTATATTACAATTGGTGCGTCGGCATGGTTTCGACCATGCAGTGTCCCTTCTAGTTTTGGATATCGAGCATGGGTTTCACTTCTTGGAGTTAAAATTAATGTTGGAAATACATGGACAACGACATATTCCATCAACCAACCCATCCCAGGCGCATCATTTCAAATTGGACGATCTAATGTTGGCGCTAGAGCTGAACTTTCAGGAGATATTAAACGATTCATCATTTCAAGTCGCCTTGCGATAGGTGTATGTGCTGAAATAGGAATTGGTTCATTTACTGAAGAGATTTGTAATCCTTCAATTATAAATTGGTTGCCAGTTGTTGTTTTAAACGGTCCTCGGTTTGATTTTAGTAGATTATGCTAATGGAATGGAATGGAATGGAATGGAGTATTATTCGTATTCATATGAAATACAAATAATAGTAAAATTATGATTGTTAAGGATTACATCGGCATTATTGTTCCCGGGTAGCGCACCGTGCTACCAAACGATGGCATAGGACCATCTAGGGGTTGAACCGGGACATTTGTCGACATTGCCTTCGGTTTTGGGGCAGTGCAACAATTGAAACTCGCGGTGTTCCCTTTAAACGCTTTGATGTTCAAAGATAAATTCGCATAAGGGGACTCTGATGCGAATGTGGAGTCGGAAGTGGAAGCAGAAGAGGGGTTCAAAGACATTTTATGATATACACTAACATTTTAGTTTTATATCATAACACAACGAACGAAATATTCTTTGGTTTAACGGCGACCACCAAGAGGCAGACCCATAGAGGCAGCCTCTGAACGAGTGAGCACACCAGCATTATTGGCTGCGTTCTGAGCAGAACGAGTAGGGTTCGCCAAATATCCGTTAGAGTTCATCCTATAACCGTTCGACATATAGGTAGACTTGGCAGAAGGGTGGCCAAAAGAGAAGTTCACAGTTCCAGAAACAGAACCGGAAATGCGAGCCTTGGCCGCATCAGAGGTCGAAGAAAAGTCGGGGGTCAAAGTCATTTTATGATATAACCATAGATAATACTTTTATATACTTTACAACAGTGTTACCTAAAATTGTGTATAAAATTGAAATCTTATTTCTTACTTCCTCCGTTTGCAGCGCAGTGCA